GATCAGGCCAGCGCGGTCGCATCGATGGTGAACGCCGAGCCGTTGATGGCCGCGCCGCTGTTGGCGGTCTGCGCCGGGGCGGTGGTCACATAAAGCAGGGCAGAGGCCGAGCAGATGGCGACGTGATCGACGTTGCCCGAGCTGTTGGCGGTCACGCTCTTGGCAGCCACGGTCAGGCGGCGGCTGGTGGAAACGCTGCTCTTGGCAAAGTCCCCGCCGGCCATCGTGATGGCAGCCGCATGCCGCGCGCTGGCAATCGCCGCCGCCCGGTCCGCCGGCTGCCCGTCGCAAAAATACATCTCGGTCCCGGCGGCGATGACATCAAGCGGCGCATCCTGCACCGCAACCGCTGCAAACTTGGCCATCACAGCCTCCTTTCAAATGGGGGAGCGGCAGCAAAACGGGGCCACGCCGCAGCGCAGCCCCGCCTTTGCCCCGTTCTTGCGCGCCGCTTACGAGGCGGCGTTCACAAACAGCTTGACGGCACCGACATCAAGCAGGTTGCCACCGGCACGCGCCCAAGCTTGGAAGCCCACCTGTCCCTTGGAGGCGTACACGGAGTCCGTGTAACGCTGCATCTCCACGTCGAGGGCATCGCGGATCAGGTACTTTGAGAAGTCACCGAATGCGACGGACTTGGCACCAGCCGCCATTACGGCAACGTCCTGGTTCACGATGATCTCGTGACCAAGCAGCGTGTTTGGCGCGGAGCCGCTTGCACCCGGAACGGTGCTCTCGTAGCCGGGAACGAAGATCGGGCGGCTCTGGCCGTCCTTGATCTTGCGGATTACACCGATGGTGGCGTCGTTCATCATGAACTTGCCGGCACCGTTGGCGCGATAGGCCGGGTCCACCGAGTGAACGAGGTTCACAAGGCTGTCATAGATGATCGCCGTCACCTGCGAGGTGGTGTTGGCAGCCGTGACACCAGTGGCCGATGCGGTGATCAGGCCGTTCGGCTGGCTGGAGCCGGTGCCGAGCGTAAACCGCGTGTTCATGATGCGGCCAAGGCGGGTAACAAGGCGGTTCATGACGAACGCCTCGATGTCAACCACGCTGTCCTGCAACAGTTCAATCGGCACAGCGACGGTGCGCGAGCTGAACTTGTAGCAGTTGACGGCAACGGTGCCGAACACCAGGTCAGCGGCAGCGGCGGCGACATTTTCCGCAACCTGTTCGCCGGTTTCCGAAGTGCCGTCCGAAGTTGGCCAAGACTGAGGGTTGCCCTGCGCCGTGCGAATGACGGTGGCGGCATCGCGCATCCCGCCAAAAGCCTTCAGCAGATCGACAACCGAAGTGGCAACATCGGTCTGGACGGTGAAACCGCCCTCGCTGCCGGTCGTGGTGCTCATGGTGTTGAACACGGCGCGGTTTTCGTCAGCAGTCAGAGCCGACACACCGCCGCGAAGGAACTTGGCGAACGCCTTGGCTGCCGGGTTCTTCTTGTCGTGGCCAACCTTCTCGGCACGGTCGATCACGGTCTCAGCGAGAACCGTCTCAACGTGCAGGGTGTTGGCCGTTTCGATGCGCTTGATGCGCTCATCAGTGGCGGCGATCTTGTCGGACAGGGCATCAAACGTGCCGTTGTCGGTAGCCGGGTTGTAATCGGTCTTGTTCGCGAGAGTGTGCAGCTGCTTCGCATCGATAGCGCGCTGCTCACGGAGAGCCTGAATGCTCATCGTGTGGTGTCCTTTCTTGATGAAACCGGATTGTTCCGGCTGGGTTCTGCGTTTGCGCAGCGCGCTAGGCAGTTGTGGCGAGCGTGGCGCGGGCAATCCGACGCCTCCGCTCGATTTCAGCCGTGGCTTCCGCCTCGGTCGTGTTCTCAATGACAGGATCGGCAACCGGCTCGATAACCGGCTCCACCTTTGGAGCGCGGTCGTAAACGCTCATGTCGAAGCTGTTGCGCGGCTTGGCGGCATTCGTGGCCAACTCGGTTACTAGCCCGGCATCAACAGCCTCGCGGCCCGTGTACCAGGTCTCGGCGGCCATCGCCGTCAGCCAGTCGGAAGCCTCGCCACCGGCCCGCGCCTGATAGCTCGCAGCAATCTCGCCGTCGATTTTCTCCAGCAAGCCAGCCGTCGCAATGAAGTCGTCGGCATTGCCGAGGCCGATTGTCCACGCCTTGTGGATCATCACCATTGCGCCAGGCGCGATCACGCTGCGATCTGCCGCCGCCACAAGCAGCGAAGCCGCCGAAGCCGCGTAACCGTCAACGTGCACAGTCACCTGCGCCGGGGTCTCTCGGATAGCCTGCGCCATCGCCACGCCCGCGAACACATCGCCACCGGGCGAGTTCACGCGGATATGCAGCGTATCAGCAGCGGTCAGGCTGCGAAGGTCGCGGCAAAACAGATCAGCAGAAACGCCACCGAACCAAGCCGCATCAGCCTCGCTAGAAACGATAGCATCATAAACCTCGACTGTGACCTCGGAGCCGTTGCGGGTCATGGCAAGGGGAGCGCCCCGGCCCTTGTTGGCCGCGAACAGGTTAAACAGTTTCCGCATTGCCCGCCTCCATAGGTCCGCCAGTGGCCAGCTTGTCGCCGCCCGGCATCTTCTTGAGCTTGATTTTCTGCCGAACTTCATCCGGCGTCATAAAGCCTGGCTCACCAGCCCGGCCTAGCGCGATGCGGAACGCCTCAAACAGCGACTTGGTATCAGCCTGCTCTAGCTCGCTGGTGTCAAAGGCCAGGAACTTTGTGCTGTTGCGGTCGCGGATCAGCTTGCGGTTGAACTCGTTTTCAATCGCATGAAGGTAAGCCCGCAGGCAGTAGCGCACGAAGCCCTTGCCCATGGCCTCAACGCCGCTTCCCCAACTGGTAGTGTTCGTCGTGTGGCCAATCATGAAAGGCGGCACCAGATAGGCGCGCGCGATTTCCTCAACTTGAAACTGGCGAAGGGAAAGCAACTGCACATCTTCAAGCGGGAGCGAGATCGTTTGCAGTTCAAGCCCACCAGTCAGCAGCATTGGACGGCGGCTGTTGTTCAAGCCCGAATGATAAGCATTGATGGCCGCGCGTGTTTGCTCGATCTGCTCTGCCGTCATGTCGCCTTTGATGACGTAATCAGGCCGCGCACCCTGCGAGAAGAACCGGCTAGCGTATTCCTGCGTTGCCAGCGCCACGCTGCCCGCCATGCGAAGGAACGACCGCAGCGGCGACATTGACCGCAGGCCGTCAAAGCCAATCCCGGCAATGTGAATGATGTCGTCTTGATCGTAAACGCGCTGCCCCATGGCCCCGCTGCCGTCGCGCCAGTCGCTCGTTACGCGGTACAGCAGCCGCCGCCCGTCATCGCTTGGGCAAACCTCAACCATCTGCGGATGCACCGGACGCAAGCCAATAATGCGAGCGCCCATGCGTTCAATGACCGCGAAGCCATCACCATGAAGCAACACCGATAGCCCAAGGTATTCCCAGCCCTTGGCGGCACTCCAGCGCGGGTTAAACTCCTCGTTGAGTATCCACCAAAGATCGTCATTCTCTAGCTGCAAGCGTTCGCCATCCGGCTTCCGGTCGTAGCTGTTCAGGTTCAAGGCCGAGATGCAGCCGGCGATAAGCGAGGTGCAGGCGTGAATGGCCGTGACGCTAGACGCATTGACCGGCGTCACGGCAGCCATGCCACCGTCACCCGTCTGTCCAGTGAACGAACTCCACGCCGCGCTTGAACTGGTCACGCCCGAAATGGCGATAGCATTCTGCACAGGCTTGGCGTCCAGGCCCGGCACAAGCACGCTCTTGAGCGTTTGCCAGATGCCGCTTGCCGCTTCAGCCATGCTAATCTCCTTGGCTATAGCAGCACTACGCCTGCACTCGATTGCTTCACTGGCGCTGTTATTGCTGCCGCGCCTATCGCCATTGCCAGCGAAACCATGCCGTCAATCCGGCCCGTCGATTTGCTCTTGTCTAGCTTGCGATCACCAGCCGGGTTGCGAATGACAACCGCGTTATTGGCGCACATCGTCAGCACCGGATGCTTGCCATGGAGCAACCGCTCGTGAAGCAACTCAGCCTCCAGCGATTGCACCGCAGGCGACATTGAGGCGTAACCTTGCCCGAAATCCTGCATGGGCAGGGTGACGCCAGCCCGGTCCAGATGCGGCTTCAGCAGCGCCATCCGGTAACGGTCAAACGCAATCCCGCGCACATTCAAACCAGAGCAAAGCCGCGCCATCTCTGCCGCGACGAACTCGTAATCAATCGACTTGCCAGGCG